AAGAGCGAGGGCGATCTTCTCAAGGAACTCGACCAGTCCGATCAAGAGGCCCAGTTGCTGACCAAGGCGTCCACGGTACGCTACGACGAATTCAGCAACGCCTATCAGCGCTACCGCGTGATCGCCGGCCGCAACAGCGCGGTGCGCCGGCAGATCGCCCAGCACAATTTTCAAGACATCTGGTCCGATAACGGCGTCCTGACCAGCGCGCGGCGCAATGGCTATCTGAAAAACGAAGCGGTGGTGCTGTCGCCACAGACGGGCCTTGTCAGCATTCCGGAGGTGACGCCGCAGGGCATTCAAATCCGCTGTTTGCTCAATCCCAATCTGCGCCTGGGCGGTCTCGTCAAGATCGAGAGCAAGTGGCTCTCGGGCGTCGCCTATATCCCCGGTCCCCAGGCCTCGCTCGATGAACCAGTCGGCGGTCAGATCACCAGTTCCGCGCGCCCCGGCGAGACCTTCGAGCACGCCTACACCTCGCCCACGGGCACCTACAAAATCCTCATGATGAACTATTCCGGCGATACCCGTGGCAATCCCTGGTACTGCGATCTGATCTGCATCGCGCTCGACGGCAGCGGCAACGTCATGATCAATCCGTCGAGCGCGTTGACGCGGTCCAACATCCCCGGTATCGGCCCAGGCAACGCGACGACCAACACGCCGCCGCCGCAGACCGGCGGGAATGTCGTCCGCTTCCGGAGGACACGCTGATGGCTGGCGGTGGTCTCCCCGCGCTCCCCGGCGCAAACGTCATCCCCGCCACGCTGGCGGCGGTGGGGGCCAGTCCGCTGGTGGTCAATGCGGCCGCCACGATCCTCGGTCTCCTCCTGCCGCACAACCGCTCCATTGGCGGGATCATTGCCCAGGTTACGATTGAGGAAAGCCACGATGACACGATCCAGATAACAGAACATCCGGTTGAACAGGGAGCGCCGATAAACGACCACGCGTTTAAAAAGCCGGCCTCGGTGACGATCCGCGTGGGCTGGTCGAACAGTGGCCCGCGCTCGGTCCTCGATCTGACCGACACCGGGATGTACGGCCAGTTGCTGCGTATGCAAGTGATGTTTGTCCCGTTTGATATTTATACGGGAAAACGCGTCTATACCAACATGTTGATTGAGCGCATCGCGGTCACCACCGATCAGCATTCGGAACACAATCTGATCGCCACGCTGACGTGCCGGGAAATCTTCCTCGTCAAGACATCCACGACCACGGTCACGGCGATGTCGGACAGCAACCAGAACCAGACCAATCCGGAGGGCAACGGCAGCACGGGCGACAGCGGTGACCGGCCGCCGGAGAACAAGGGCACGGTCCTCGGCACGACCAACGATGTGAATGTCGAGCAACTGGGGACGCCACAGCCGGGCGATCCGAATGCCGTGGCTGGGCCGGCCGATTATCAAATCGGTCCCAGCGGCTCGACACCCACCGCGCAAACCGTCGAAGGCTCGATGGTGGTCAACCAAGCGGAGGCTCCGAACAGCCCGGCGATCCCGCCCGCCGATTTGGTCAAGGGCACCGATAGTGGGGAATTTGGCGGCTGATGGCGACGATCTGGGAAATCCCGCTCTCTCCCAAGGCCCAGGTGCTGCGCACCGAGATTGGCCCGACGACCTACACGCTGCGCATCACCTACAACAAGCCGATGGAGGCGTGGATCATGGATATCCACGATCAAGACGGTAATCCGCTGCCGCCTATCGGCAACCAATTGAGCGGCCTCAACGGTATCCCGCTGGTTACCGGCTCGGACCTTCTCGGGCAGTTCCGTTATCTCGGCATTGGCGGCGGCGTCCCGATGATCGTGGTGACCATCGGCCCCGGCCACTCACCCGACGACATCCCGACATTTACCGATCTGGGGATCGACGGCCGGCTCTACTACAAGACGCTGGTGTAGCATGGCTGACGGCATCCTCGATCCCTTTGAACGTGGTCTCGACTGGGAAGAGGCTTGGCAACAAGCCCAGGAGGAGCATCAGTCGCGGATATTCACCGCGCTGCCGATGCACATCACAAAGCACGAACCGGACACCAACACGGTCGAGATGCAGCCGACGCTGCAACTGGCGCTCTTGAAGGACGACGGCAGTCATCAGTGGAAGGACATCCCCAAGGCCGGGCTGATGCCGGTCTTTATGTACGGCGGCGGCGGGATGGCAATGACCATCCCGGTGCAACAAGGCGACGAAGGCCTCGCGGTCTATTCCAGCCGCTCCATCGACAATTGGCACATGAAGGGGGCGAAGAAAGGGCCGACGACCCAGGCTGACAACCGCATGCACGATCTGTCGGACGGCTTTATCTTCCCCGGCTTCCGCTCGCAGCCCAACAAGATGTCGAAGGTCAGCACGACCTCGTTTCAAATCCGCACCGACGACGGCACATCCTTCTTCGATTTCAAGCCCAAGCCAAAGGCGGGCGCACCGCACGACGCGCGCGACGCCAATCCGCTCTCGACGCTGACGATGAGCATCGAGAGCGCGATCACGGTCAATTCCTTTGCCGGCAGCATCGCGCATCTGGCCGGCGTCCCGCTGCCGGCGAATATCCCGGCCATCGTGGGCAGTATCATCCACGCGGCCGGCGTCGCCCCGACATTCCCCGGTGCCGGCGCTGTCGGGCAGATCATTCACACCGCGCTGCGCGACATCAACCATCTGACGCAGATAGGCAACATCCTGCACCAAGCGGCGAGCGGCAATTTCTCCGCGCTCGCCTCGCTGACGACGACCTTGGGGGCCGGCTCCCAGGCGATGCGCGACAGCATGCAGCCGCGCTTTGCGGCCGGCGTCTCGATCAATCTCAATTCGCCCATCGTGCAAGTCAGCCAAGACCTCAAGGCCTACGGCAAGATCGACGCCTCCGGCGGCTTTTTTGTCAACGGCGTGCCCATCGGCTCCGGCGGAGGCGGCGGCGGTGGGATAACTTCAGTGACCCTCACGGGCGATGTGAGCGGGACGGGCGCTTCGACTGTGCCGACGACCATCGTTGCCCTGCAAGGGCATCCGGTCTCGGCCGCCAGCCCGATGGACACCTATCTGCTTGGCTGGTCATCGGCGCACAACGCCTGGGAGCCGACAGCGCCGGGTAGCGGCCCGCAGGGACCAGCCGGTCCTGCCGGCCCGGCCGGCGCGACTGGGGCAACCGGGGTCGCCGGCCCGCCCGGCAGTCCCGGTGGACAGGGGCCACAAGGCCCGCCTGGGGCGACAGGAGGCACTGGTCCTGCCGGCGCTACCGGGGCCACGGGGGCGCAAGGTCCAGTCGGCGGGCTTGGCCCGGCAGGCCCGGCCGGGCCTACCGGGGCGACGGGGGCGACCGGCTCGCAGGGGCCACAGGGCATCCCCGGCCCTACCGGGGCAACCGGGCCTACCGGGCCGCAGGGACCGCCTGGAACCGGCGGCAGCGGCAGCCTCGTCATCGGGGACACACCGCCCGCCTCGCCATCGCCCGGTAGTGAATGGTGGGACAGCAATAGCGCCCAGCTTTACATTTTTTACAACGACGGGACGAGTTCACAGTGGGTTGTCGCTAATCACGCGGTTATGGCGGAGGGCGGGATAACCGACGCGCCGACAGACGGCAAAGGCTACGGCCGGCAAAACGCAGCATGGACACAAGTGCTGATGACGACTGGCGACACGCTCGACGGGGGTAATTTCTGATGGCCGATGTCATTCGGATCAAACGTCGCGCCTCGGGCGCTCCCGGTGCGCCAGCTAGCCTTGCCAGCGCTGAACTTGCTTACAACGAAGTCGATCACACGCTCTACTACGGCGAAGGAAATTCCGGCGGCAACGCCGTCACCATCGCCGCCGTCGCCGGTCAGGGGCTGGCGTCGAGCACCCTGCCCAATATGAACGGCACGGCGAACGCTGGTGCTGGGACGCAGTGGTCGCGCTATGACCACGTGCATCCCTCCGACACCAGCCGCCTGCCCACCTCGGGCGGCACTATTTCGGGCAATCTGACGGTTACCGGCACGTTGGGCGTGACGGGTGCCGCGACGTTCAGTGCGGTTTCGTTTGGCGTGGCACCCGCGCAGCACAACAGCACCAATGCTCTGGTGACGAGCGCGTGGGTGCAGAACGAAGGCTTTATCCCGCAGCCGCCCAACGCCGATGTGACGTGGGGCAACCACAAGATCACAAATCTGCTTGATCCTACCAACGCGCAGGATGCGGCCACGAAAAACTACGTGGACAGCGTGGCGCAGGGCCTCGACGCCAAGCAGTCGGTCAAGGCCGCGACAGCGGGGGCCAACATCACGCTCTCGGGCACGCAGACTGTCGATGGCGTCGCGCTCGTCGCCAACGACCGCTGTCTCGTCAAAGACCAGACGACAACCGCCAATAACGGCATCTACATCGTCGCGGCCGGCGCGTGGACGCGCGCAACCGACATGGATGCCTGGACTGAGGTGCCTAATGCCTACGCCTTTGTCGAGCAAGGCACCATCAATGCCGACACGGGCTGGGTCTGCACCTCGGACCAGGGCGGGACGCTCGGCACGACGGCGATCACGTGGACGCAGTTTACCGGCAGCGGCACGATCACGGCGGGCAACGGTCTTACCAAGGTCGGCAACCAGATCAGCGCGGTGGGGACAGCGGGCCGGATTTCGGTCGGCGCGTCCATCGACATCGACGCGACCTATGTCGGGCAGGCATCGATCACCACGCTCGGGACCGTCGCGACCGGGACATGGAACGCGACGACGATTGCGGTCAACCGGGGCGGGACCGGGGCGACGACGCTCACCGGCCATCTTATCGGCAACGGCACCGGGGCCTTCACCGCGAGCGCGACGATCCCCAACACCGACATCACCGGCCTCGGCACGATGGCGACACAAAACGCCAGCGCCGTGGCGATCACAGGCGGGACCATCGACGGGGTGGTGATAGACGGTGGCACATTCTGATGACCGATGTCATTCGCATAAAGCGGCGCACCAGCCCGGCCGGCGTTCCTTCGGCGCTGGCAAATGCGGAACTGGCCTATAACGAGGCCAGCGACATCCTCTACTACGGCAAGGGCGGCACTGCCGGGGCGGCGGCCTCGATCATCCCGGTAGCTGGGTCGGGCGCGTTCCTCCCGCTGTCAGGCGGGACGCTTTCCGGCCCGCTGACAATCAATTCGAGCAATGCCCTCCAATTTACGGTGTCGGCCCCGAACGCCGCCGATCAAGCGACGGTCTCTCTGTATCGGGCGGCGGGCGCGACTGACCAAAAACGCGCGGAATTGGGCCATTACGCAGACGGCTCGATCCAGCTTCGCTTGGTCAACGACGCCTATAACGCCACTGGGACGATCCTCAATGTGACCCGTGGTTCCGGCTACGCGGTCGGGACCATCACCCTTGGCGGAACTGCGGTGTCCGTCAGCGGTACGCTCGCGGTAACCGGCGCAACCACGCTGACCGGCGCGCTCCAAGTCAACAACACGATCACCGCGACCGGGATCATCAAGGGCAACCAGTGCCGGTTTCTTCAGACGGAGGAATGGGCTTGGTATAATTCGGCGGCGGGTGTCGCGACGTTGTGGATGAACGGCAATAAGTTCAGCGTCAACACATCGGGCGACATCTTTCTGGTCGGCAACAATATCTGGTTTGCCAATGTCACCTCGGGCAACGGCCCCAAGATGTTCGCTAACACGACCGACATGGGGTGGCAGACCGGGACCGGCAACGGCAGCTTTTATTGGTGGAACAACGCCGGGACGACGCTTGCCTCACTATTCAGCAGCGGCATTTACAGAGTTCCCAACGAATTTCAGTCACAGTGCAGCGGCACTTGGCCGGTCGGCTTACGGCTGATCAAGGGCAACTACGGCACAATGCTTTATTCGGACGGATCGACTTTCTACTTTTTGCTGACGGCCTCGGGTGACCAGTATGGTGGATACAATTCGCTGCGCCCGCTCTCGATTAACCTGTCCAGCGGCGGCGTCACGATGGGTAACGGGATGGGGCTGTCGGGGGGTCTTACCGTAGACAGCCTGTCCGTCACTGGAACATCGTCGTTCACCGGGACGATGACCTCTGGCGCGATTAACGCGCAAGGTCAAATTTATGCACAGGGCGGGCCGGGGCGACTTGCCGCCGCCACGGATGTCTATATCAACGGCCTCATCGTCAACAATAACGGCGGCTGGGTAACTTCCGGCAATGGGTTCCGCGCCACGGGCAACGGGTTCTACTGCGACAGCGGCAATCTCACGATTAATTCTGGCTCTATCACTTCAAGCGGCGCGATCCAGGCCAATAACGGCGCGATCACCACGCTCGGTTCCGGCGCGATGTTCCAGTTGGGTCAGCGCACGGGCGGCAGCGGCAATTTCGGTTGGTACGCACAAAGTGACTGGGCCTATCTCTGGCACGCGGCTGCGGGAAATATGTTCCAGTACACCAGCACCTATTTCACTCCCTGTGCCAACAACAACGTTAATTGCGGGATGAACGGTCAAGCGTGGTCAAACGTCTGGTCCTACGGTTATCCCGGCTCATCGGGCCGCGCCGAAAAGCAGGACATCACCGACGCCCCGCAGGATGCGCTCGCCCGCGTCATGGCGCTGCGCACCGTCGATTTCCGCTGGCGCAAGGGGGCGGACACCGAACGGGTGCATCGCGGCTGGATTGCCGACGAAGTGGCGGCGGTCATGGGCGAAGAATGGGGTGGCTACCAGCGCAGCGACGACGGTCATGAGGCGGTCGATAAAGGCGAACTGACCGCTGTGCTCTGGCAGGCGGTGCGGGAACTGGCCGCAGAAGTGGCGGCACTGCGGGGCCGGCCGTGATCAATTTCCCCGACAGCCCGACGCTCAACCAAATCTTTAACGGCGGCACGCCCACGGCAAGCTGGCAGTGGGACGGGGCGAAGTGGGTGCCTTACGGCGCGAGTTCTGGCAGTCCCGGCCCCTTCTTGCCCTTGACCGGCGGCGCGCTCGCTGGACCGGGCGATTTGAGTGTCGGCGGCACGCTCACCGTCACCGGCAGGACGACTGTCGCCAACAATCTTTACTTCGCCGGGCTGACGAGCGGCAACGGACCCAAGCTCTACGGCGACACCACCAACATGTCGTCGCAGTTGGGGACCGGCAACGGCAGTTTCGTCTGGTACAACAACACCGGGACGACGCTTGCCTTTATCGGTTCCAGCGGCTTGCTCTTTGCTCTGGGATTTCAGTCGCAAGGCTCCGTTGTCGCGCAAAACACCGGATCGAGCTTTGGCTCCTGCGCGATCAACAGCGGCAACGCGACGCTTCCCGGCTACATCGAATGGCGCATGCCTTCCGGCACGCTCAACGCCGGCACCCGACGCGGTTATCTGGGCTACGACGCCAGCAACGTCGTCCTGACGCTTGAGAACGGTTCTAATTTTACCGTCACGGGCGGGCCGGCCGTCTTTGGCAACACGACCATCTCGGGCACGCTCACCGCAGGGGCATTCACCTCGACGGGGCAGCACACTTTTACCGGGGCCGCGCCGCAAATCTATCTCAACAACGCCACGTCCAACTACATCCAATACGCCAATCTCGGCCTCGGCGTGCCGCAGTTCACGACGACTTCTCCCGGCACAAGGCTCCTCTTGTGGTCCAGTGTGGGCGCTTCGTCAGCCGACTATGCCATCGGGATGGCGGGCGGCACGCTGTGGCTGGGCGTCCCGACGACCAGCAACAATATCAACTTTTACGGCGGCACTACGGCGATGGCGGTGCTGACCAACAGCACCCTGACGACGGGGGCGATCAATCTGACCGCCGTCAACGCCGCTCCGGCGCAGAGCATCACTTTCCCGGTCGGCTTTATCAGTTACAGCAACGTAGGCGGCGGCCAGATCGTGTGCCGCCCCGGCCCAGGCGGCTTCTGGTGGAACAACGCGGCCGGCAGCATCAACGTCGCCCAGCTTGACGACGCCGGCAATTTCATCATCACCGGGGAACTCATCTCGAAGCTCGGTCCCGGCAACTGGGGCGGGCTACGGCTGGTCGGCGGCAATTACGGCGCGATCTTCCGGCAGGACGGGAGCAATCTCTACATCCTCCTGACCGCCTCGGGCGCGCAGTACGGCACGTGGAACACGCTGCGTCCGTTTCAGATCAACGTCACCAACGGTAACTTCACCATCGGCAACGGGCTATGGGTGACGGGGGGCATCAACGGCGACGCGCTGGGCCTTACGGGCACTGCGACGGTCAACGGCAGCGCGACCTTTAATGGCGGCGTCACCATTGCCGGCGGCGGCTTCAATCTGACCAGCGGTGCGGCGAGCGTGCTGAACGGCGGCTTGACCGCCACCGGCCTCACCGCGACACAGAGCGGCACCGCGATTGCCGCCTCAAGCGGCGATATCCAGGCTGCCGGTAATTTTTTGGCTGGCGGGAGCCTTTATTTTGGTCCCGGCACGCAAATCCGCGTCTACAACAACGGCGGCTGGGCCACGTCGCAGTATATTCGCGGCACCAACGGCGTCTATTGCGACAGCGGCAACATCCAGGCGGCAAACGGGAC